TGTGTTTTATTTTTTTGTTTATGTTCTTCATAATGTTTATAGCAGAATAAAAAGCCTTGTATAGCTGGAAGTTTATCAGGTGTCCAGATACAGGCGTACTCATTACAGACAAAACACCTTTGCCATCTGTCTCTTTCATAGGGTGTAAACTCTAAGAATTTTTTAAGAGCTAATACTTTATTAATGGATAGTCCTAGTTTCTGTTGTTTCTTGTTCATTAGTTAAAGAATATTGAAGGAATTTACAAAATGAAACAGCATTCTTTTCTGTCTGGAAAGTGTGGTATCTCACAACTACATCATATCCATTTTTATTCTTATGCAGATCAATCGTCATGTGTGGATGATCATCTAACCACTCTAATATCTTATCTTTCATAAATGTAAATTATCAGATTTAATTATTTGTACCTAGGAAAAGATTTATTCTTTTGAAAGTATTGATAGGCAAATTGCCAATTTCTTCCGTACTCAACACGACAAAAATCTTCTACAGATTGATCAGTGGATTGGTTGATGTTTTTTATAAATTTATAAAGCCAGCTCATGCCAGCTTTATATATAATTTTTTATGTTTGGATTATGCTATTTCGATATAGCAGGTGTGAGGTTAGGCAACCTCTAGTAAAGATTGCCCAACGTCTCTGTAAGCTCTGACATCAATCAGTTTAGCTTTTTCTTTTGCTAATCTTTCGTTAAGTCTTTTAACTCTCTTAGCAATATATTTTGGATCATAATGTCTTTCATTAGGATCAGTGCTTTCTACTTGAGATAGCTCTTCCTCTAATCTTTTAATTGCTTTCTGAGTCTTTTCATTCTTCTCATGTGCCTTCATCTCAGTCCAGACACGATTGAAATTATCTGATGCTACATGAAATATATTGTCAGTTTTCTTCTCACCATTTCTTTTCTGGTTGTGAATGGTTGTAGGATATTGACCAAATACTAATCCATACTTTGAGGTGTTCCATTTAACAGATGTTTTAATTTCACACTCAGTAGTATTCTCAGTTGCAATCAATATTTTAGAAGTTGGATAACCATTCAATTCAAATGTATTAATATCGCATTTCACAATAGTGTTACAGTAATCGATTTGTTTAACCATGTGTACGACTCTAGCAAGATACATATCAAAGATTTCATTAATCTGCATCTTTGTCATTTTCATGATTTCCTTTTCGATAAATTCCATTTTATCTACTTTATAAATTTCATGAGTTATCTCATCATAACCACCACTAGAATACATTTTATTCTCAACCCATTTCTTAATTCTCTTTTCTAAAACAAACATATTTTGAAAAAAGGTAAATTCAGATTTCACAGAGGCAAGCTGTGAACCTTTTCTACTGAAGTATGATCTAGTATCACATTCTGTTTTAAAACCATTTTCAACAGCCTCTGCTTTTAAATCAATATCAAATGAGTTTTCATTATGATGTTTTACGATTGCAGGAATATTGGCAATCTGTTTTTTGATTACATCCATTCTATACTCATAAGTATTCTGGATAGCATCAGCCCTTTTAGAGTTGATGCTTTTGATAAAGTTTTCTAATAAAAGATTGCTCATATTAAAAATCCCCCTGTTCTTTGTTCTCATAACCTCTAATGATACTTTCTTTTGCACTTTTTAAAGTTGGATAAATGTCTAATACTTCTTGTGTTTCAAAAGGCTCAGTCACTAAAGGCTCAATAATATTACTTGAAATATTAAGTGGTTGATTAAGTATGTTTTCACAAATCTGCCACTCCCAACCAAACATTGTTTGTATTTTATCTATTTGAAATTTGTGACCATTATAAAATACCTCATATATACCTGTATTGATTTTTGTAGTTTTCATCTTTTGTTCTCCTATATTTTTGTTCATACCTAAAATTACTAAATTATGAACATTAATGCAAGTATTATTATGAACAAAATAATGGTTGTATATCAACACTTTTTTGAATGATATTTGCATATCTCTCTAATAATCGCTGATTTACAAGGCAGGCTGTCTTGGGTTGGGTGTCTCCCTTACCAATGAATTGTCGGCTGGGGATATTGTTCATTAATAGACATTCAATGATTTTAATAGGTTGTAGCCAAATGAACCTATCCCCTGTAAAGAATACCCAATAATCTGCTTTAGTCACTAATAAAGCAGAGGGTTGATTAAACATAAATAACTCTACTAAAATATTTCCTGTCTCTTGCGATTTCTCATCGTATTTTACTTCAATTTTTTTTTCTATCTCAGGTATAAAAATATCATAGAATTCAAATTTGTTCTCAATAAGAGTTGTAGATGGAAATATTAAACGTATTTGTTTAAGAACATACAGCTCAATTTGTTTTCCTCTATTGAGGTCTTTTTTAAAGGTGTTCAACTTCATTACCCCATACATCCCAACCATTTCGTTGATCTCTGGCAAATAAATCAATTCTATCATTACCAAGATTTTCTATCATAGAATAAAATTTATCTGGCTTTTTACTGTGTTTTATGTTTTCCGCTTGGAATACCAATGGTATTAATTTTTCACCTTTTCGATATAAAGTTGGTTTATTTTTATAACCAATACAGATAAATTCTGCATTCCATAAATATCCAAACAATGGCATACCAGCTGATTTTCCAAACGTTTTTTGCCAAACACTCATACACAAATAATTAAAACCCCAATGCTCTAATATTTCTTTACTTTGAAATAAATATTTTTGTGTTGTCCATAAAAATAGCCAAGTGTGATCTTTTGTTAAATTATTGATTGGTAAATTTTTTATCTGATCAACTGTCATTGTTGGATAATCAAAACCAAATTGTTTTGGTCTAATTTTTCTTTTTATTTTTTTTAATTGCCAAGGTGGATCGCATACAATTATATCGTATTTTTTATTAGGAAATAGTTTCACCAAATTCTTCCTTTAACTGATCGAACTCACCACTACTCATATTAAACAATGGTCTGCCTTGTTTCATAGCCATTTGCCAGCGACTCCTTCTAATTTGAGTTTTGCCAACCTCTTCACTTTGCATTTTTAATTCTGGAGTTTGAACTTCATTGTATTTTTCGTTTTCAATATATCTCTCCAATGCAACAGCATATTGACCTTGTTGAGTACAATACTCAGGGTAAGTTTTTATTATTAATTTTTGGGTATCATCATTTAACTTTTTAAATTTAGATAATGATTTGGGTTTTGATGATCGTTGTCTGATGTTTACAACCAACGACTTCCAGAACTCATCGAACATAGTATTAATTAAAGAATTAGAATTAGAATTAGAATTAGAGAAAACTTTGCATGTTTTATCATTCTGCTCTTCATCTGCATCGCTTGTGCTTTGTTTCTGCTCTCGTTCTGCTTTCTTTAAAGACCAGCCTTTTCTTGCCGACTCTGATTTTTTAATAATATCTTCGTACTGGTTTCTAAGATGTTTAGAATAAAATAATTCTCCATCCTTCTTAAAGAATAAAGATAATACTTTGTTCACATCCTGCTCATCGGCATCCTTGCAGATATCTCTTATATAATCTTCTGCTAGTCCACCTTCATGTATCTCAAACCATAAATGGTCTTGTATTGTCCAGAAAATGCCTCTCTGTGTAAAATTTAGCCTTTGGGTGGCTAACATCATCTCGGCTGGATATCTCTTATACCAAGGCTTCTCAGAATGGTTTTTTTTATCATTGTTCATAAAATAATGCTCTCTTAACTCCTGTTTTTTTTCTTAGATTTGTTCTCTTCATTAATTGATCAATCAAGTACGAAACTCTTGACCTCGTTTTTACTCCTAAATGGTCAGCTATTTCTTGATAAGTTGGACTCACATTTTTTTCTTTAATGTAAGAAGAAATGAACTGATTAGCTTGTTCCATTTTAGGAGACAGCGATATTTGATTTGTTTCCATGAACAAATGTATATAGGTTTTTTTTGTATTTAAAAACATTTTTCTTGTATCAATGTGAATAATGTTTAAATTATTTTCTATGAACTAAAGTTCATATTCGGTGCAGAGGGGTTTTTTTTAACAACAATGTATATATAGCAAAAAATCCTCCTTTTTAACTATAGGTCGATCCCTCTGCATCAACAAAACGGAGACAAAAATGGAACTAACAAATAAGCATAATCTACCCAGTGTATTGATGAAGGTTGTTAATCAGCATCAATATTCAAAAGGTAAAGCAAATTATTCAGTATCAGATATTGGTATTGGAGAACCACCTAAAAAAGTAATTTTATCTAGACTTAATTCAGACAAAATTTCTAGAGATATCATTGATCAGTTTTACGCAATTTATGGAACTGTTCTACATTACATTTTTGAGCAGGCTGATGATGAAGCTACTCTCAAAGAAACAAGATTATACAAAGATATTTTTGTCGGTAAGGAAAAAAGAATACTGGGTGGAATGATTGATTGCATGCGGAAGGTTGCCAGCTTTGAAGGTGAGGATGCTTTTGGAATTTTAGATTACAAAACAACTTCAGCCTTTAAATATACAAACAAGTTAAGTTGGAAATCTTTTATTCGTGATCATACCATTAAACAAAATATTTATAGACTACTAGCTCAAGAGAATGGCTACAATGTCATTGAACTTAAGTTATTAGTTTTATTTAGAGATTGGGTTGCTGGATATTATAAAAATAAAAAAGGTTATCCAGCTCCAATAATGGAAGTAAAATTAGAAATACTTCCTGATGCTTTAGTCAAACGATGGATAAATATAAAAGTAAAAGATTTGATTAAAGCAGAAACGATTTTGCCTGATTGTTCATCGAAACAAGTCTGGCAGGATCATCAAGGAATTTGGAAGAGGTGCATTCATTATTGTCCTGCTTCCGAGTTCTGTTTCCAATATCAAACTTATAAAAAAGAGATAGAGGAAAAATTAGAAACAAAACCAAAAAGGAAAAGGAAAAATGCAACAGCAAAATAATAATTATAATAATAATAATAATGGTGGGGGGAGCAACAAACCAAACTTTGAATTAAAATACACACATCCCTATCGTACAAATGAAAAAACTGGGAAACCTATGAGAATGAAACATGGCTCAGTTTGGATTAAAGACAAAAGTGGAAATATAGTTGATCCGAATAATTTTCCATTTACGATTTATATTTCTTGTAATGATGGAGCAAAATATAATGTCTATGCTCCGTATGATGAGACACGAATGGCTCAACAAAATATTAATCAGGCACAAAGAAACCAGAGTCCACAGCCTCATCAACAATCACCGCAACAGCAGGGTAATCAACAGCAAAACTTTGGTCAGCAAAATAATTTTCCAGATGGAAATTATGAACCTGTCACAAATCCTTATGATGATTATTCTCATGGGAGATAAAGATAGTATAAAGACATAAATGATTTATAATTTTTACGAATATAAAATGCTTCTCAGTTAAGTTATTTTTTATTTTTGTTCTCTTAGGGGGTTGGTCTCATGGCTTACCCCCTTTTTTTTTATAGTCTTTTGGTGTAGCAAGTGTCCAAAAGTTGGAACACCCTATTATTCTTATTGTTTTTCAATGCTTTTTTTACTCTAAAAAAAATAAAAAAAAGTTCATAATTTATTAGGTATTATGAACATTTTAGTGTATAAAATATATATATGAACATTAACAAGGAGAACAAAATGTTAAATAACACAACTTTAGAAATCGTAAAAAACAGAGTAGCTGAATTCACTGATACTAACTATCACACTGAATGTGCTTATTATATTGCAGAGACTTTAGGAACTGAGCAGGACTTAGAGATCGCAAAATATATTCAAAGAGAACATAATAAGTTAGGTCACATGCAACCAGCTTTAATTTCAATTAGAACCAGATTAATCAATGACGTTTTAAATCGTCTTGATCCTGAAACTGCAAAACAAATTGGGGAGTGCCTTTAGGCACTTCCAAGAAGGGAGAACAAAATGACTATGCCTTGGACTTTACACACTGGCTATATTAACGACAATGATGCTAATGATACTTCTTTAATTTTCGTTCAGGAAAATATTAGAAGTTATTTAGCAGTCTCTGTCTTTACAGGAAAATCCAGATCGGTTTTTAAAAAAGACAAAGATAAACTTTTTAAAAGATTATCTGATCCTGTGGAGCTGACTATACCAATGATGAAAAATATTCTGGGAGAAACAGAAAGTAAAAAAAGATTTATGGATAAATTTTTTGACCAGAATAATTTCACCAGAGAAGTTAAAACATTTTTAGAGGTGTATTCGAGAGATGAATAAATTTCAATTAGTCAAAAGCAATATGGATATGCTGTCATTTAAAGACAGGATTAAATTTGTTCAAAAGTTAGTTGGTGGTTCAGGTCACCAGCTAACTCATAAGCAGGCTAAAAAATTAGTCAATGAGTTATCTCGTTCTAAGGTTTATGAAAATGATGTCTATTGCGTTCATCATTATCAGAAAAAAGAAACCGATAACTATATCTGGAATGAGTCTTTTCAAGGACACATGGATTATTTGTCTATTAAAAGAATAGATAAAAAGCCAGCTCGTTCATGGACTGATTTACAAATTATTAAAAACGAATTAATTAGTGATGGTCAAAATCGTTATGCTGTCGAAATTTATCCCCCTGAGGATCGTTTAGTCAATACAGCTAATCAATATCACCTTTGGGTTTTACCTTTAGACTTTGATATTGGTTTTGGTTTTAAGGCTAGAGTCGTTCAGGATAATTATCAATCCACTATTAAAATGAATGGAATTAAATTTACAACCAAACAAGGAGAATAAAATGAACAATAAATCACATAACCACACAGTAGGCAGTCAGCACCATGTTGATCTATTAGCTGAATACGTCCAGCAGTCATCACATGGTAAACTCTGCATCGTCAATGCTTATAAAGATTATAGTAATTGCAGGATTAAATTTACTTATAGCACCGATTTAGAATGGGAAGCTATAAAAGATGGTATCAGATTATATGAGTCTGATTTGCAAAAATCTAGGAGTCAAACCATCTTATAACAGTTTTGGGGGGTATTTTTTAATGTTCAGTTCTCCTATATCCCCCAAAAGCCAAAACCATGTCAGTCACCAAACTATCAACGAAAGATTTCAATATTGAAAAATGTTCAAGGTGCAAAAGAAAATTTACCAGAGCTATGATGCTGGAATATATGCCACAAAATTATAGATGTATTCGCTGTTATAATGGGGGAAGTTTTGATCCCTATTTAATTAGAACTAGAAAGATTTTAAATAAATGACATTACATCAATGTACTTGCTGTAAAAAATTTAAACAAAGAACTGATAAAAATTTTAGAAGAGTATCATTAAAAAGAAACGATATGAGGTTTAGACAACCATGTAAAGAATGTGAAAAAATAAAGTTAAAAGAATATGATCAATCCTCTCAGGGAAAATTATCTAAACAAAAAAGAGACAGAAATTTCGTATTATCAGGTGGCAAGGCAATTAGTGATAAAAAATATTATAAAAAAAATAAAAAAAGATTAATAGCTGAAATGGTAGAAAAAAGAAGAAATGACAGAATTAATAATCCTCACATAAAAATGAGAGACTCCATAGCTTGTTTAATTAGAATTATTCTCAATGGCATTTAGATCATATTATTCCCTGTGCCAGTTTTGATTTATCTAAACTATCAGCACAAAAGAAGTGTTTTCACTATACTAACTTACAGCCTTTATGGGCTATCGATAATTTAAAAAAGGGAGCAAAAATAAATGAAAAAAATACTTATCGCATTTTTATTAATAACTAATTGTACTTATAAACCAGTGGTTGATACTGCTGGCAGGTCTGGAACTTTTCCTGAGTCACAATCTGATAATGTCACTAATGATATTATTTTATGCCGAGAATTGGCTTTAGAGCATATGAATAAAACAAGAGAGGGGTTTGCCTATGTCTATAATTATTATTTAAGAATAGGCACTTTATTTTTAACCCCTAAAATGGACTACGAATATAAACAGATACAACAGAACTGTTTACAAAATCGTGGTCATTCTCTCTTGAAATAGTGTTTAATGTAAAATGTAATGATGAAGCAATACTACCAATATAATTATAACTGATATTTGCACCCATGATTTTAAGTTTGTGAAAGCATCAAACCATTCTTTTAATTTACCTAACATAGTTGACTCCTTTGTTATTTATCTGAATTAGTTTTTTTGAGTTTGTCAAAACTTCTAATCCCAGCCATGCCTAACATAGCCATAACCAAAGGCATTAAAACAGTCATATCTAAACTTGGCAAGGGTAAAGTTTCAACTTTAAAAACAGCTAAAAAGAAAACAATAAACTGCTTTAAAACAAATTCCCACATTATCGCTAGACTACAACTAATACCAATTAATGGTCTCCACATTCTTTGTAGTGTTCCACCAATCCCTGTAGCTGTAGATTTAGCATCAGCTAAATTTATATCCATTTGTTTTAATTTTAATTGGTTCTCTAACTCTTGTAGTTTTATCTTCGCTTGAGCTTTCTCTTCATCGCTTGTATGTAATTCATCTACGATTTTTCCAACACTACCCACAAGACCACCACTTAATATTTTTTCTAACATTAGATATCCCTCATCCTAGATGATAGTTCGATAATTCTATTTTTAACTCCCTTAAAAGTAGAACGATATAAATTAGAGTCTAAAAGCTCTTCAGCACACAAAACATAATCTTGGTTCTTTAGTGCTTTCTGGGTATTTTTAAATTTAGCCAAGGTTGGATATCCCAGCCAAAACGAAAGATGACAAACTATTTCCCATGCTTCAGGTTCAATAGAAGATGGATTAATAAATTTTTTTGCCTCATTCATAGCAATAGACAAATCTTTCTCAAAGAGAACCATGACCTCTGCATTGGTCAAAGGCTTTTGTCTATTTAAAAGGTGAGACTCAGTTGGAAGAATAAGATGTCCGACTCCAACTGTATATCTAGGTTTTCCATCAATTTTAATACTTTCTTTATCAGCCGAACAAATATAGGGGGTATATTCAATTTTTTCAAACCTTATGATATCCTTTTTTAATCTTTCTAAGTTCATACTAAAACCTCATTTAAAATTTTCGTTATTCTAGTATTATCCTTATAAATGATCAACTCGCACATTTTATTCTCATAAACATATAAAAAACAGACTTTAAGGCGTTTCTGTTCCTCATTAGGGGATCGTCTAATGGTTGTACCCTTTTGGAAGTTAGTTTGCCTTATACTGGCTGTTTTAACGTCAATTAAGAGTATTTCTCCATCCTCAGGGTTAATAGCAATTAGATCAACAGGACTTTGAACGGATTTTTTAGAATAAACAATATAGCCAGCTTTGGTTAAATAATACTCAGCAATTAATTCAGAGCTTACACCCTTTTGTTGTTTTTCATCCATAAGCAAATATTCGTCATTTACCCTGTCTATTATACTTCTTATAGCTCCTTCTTCTATGCTTATTCATAGATGACATTTTCACATTACCTCTGCCGATAGAGGTGCGTTTAGGTTTAGGTTCGTAAACAGAATTTGTGACTTGTGATTTTTTAGCCAACTAAGTCTCTAACTAAGATAATTAAATTAGATAAAACTAAAATACCAACAGACCATAAAACATAATTAATTTTTTTGATATCAGCCTCAATATGTTTTAAATGATTATTTTTAATAATTTCAATATCTTTTTGTATTAAAGATACTTCTTTATCTAACTTATTAATCTTGTCTGCTTGCCTTGGCATTATGTACCTCGTTTAATTTTGCGTCTATAGATATTTTATTAAGTTCATTTAACTTTGTTGTCAAATACATTTTTTTCTCTTCAGGATCAGTAGCAATAAGCAATTTTTTAGTAATGTGCATATTATATTTATTAAGATCAGTAATCTCTTGATCTTTATCTTTTAGGTCTTTCCTGAGTTTTCTATTATCGGATTTAAGGTCTTTATTGAGTTGTCTGTGTTTGTTTAGTTCTTCTTGTATTTCATTAAGATTAGTCATGATTTATTTTATCCCTGCCAATGGATTAGATAAAGACTTTTTTATGTTGTCATCTATCTCTTTTTCAAGGATTTTGAAGTCCTCAGATATCTCTCTTTCATTAGCCTTAACTCTGTCCTCAATATCATTAACTACCTTGTCTATGGCTCTTATATCGGCTTTCATGGTCTTAATATCGTCTCTAAGGTCATTTTTTAGGCTTTGTGCAACATCATTAACCAAACTAACTTCCTCTAATACCATTGATACCTCGGATTTAAGAACTGCTATTTGTTCATCATATTTACTCATGTCAGGGGAAATAAAATCGTTAACTCTTTGTTGAAGTGTCTGGTAATCCTTCCAAAATTCAAATGCACCCCATAATCCACCACCAAGAGTTCCTAATAAAGATATAATTATAAAGAGTTTTCCACCCTTCATAGAAATCCCCTTATATTCTACTTCCATTGTAAATCTACCAATTCATTGTGTCCTAAATCATTATTCATAAACAAATTATACATCAAAATATTATTATCAATTATTTCACCATCTGGCAAAGTTCTATTATCAAAAAATCCTTGTATCTGTGGTAGCTGAGGTTGTTCAAAGAAACTTTTACTATCAGCTAATACCTGCATGACGATTAAAGTCTTTGTTTGATTGTTGGCATCATATTTACCTTTATCACCCATTTTCTTGACTATCTTGTTAGCTTTTTCTTGTTTGGTTTCTTTTACTTCTTCTTTGGGTTCTTCTTTTGTTTCTTCAACAGGCTCATCTACAGGCTCGTCAACCTTTGCAACTTCAACTTCTATGATTTCTTCCATAGGTGCTTCTTCTATTTTTATTTCTTCAATAACAGGTGCTTCTATTTCTGCTTCAATAGTTTCATAAGATATTTCCATTGGCTCAGCTTCTATAGGTTCAAACATAATAAAATCATCTTGTTTAGATACATCATTGAATTTGAATACATCTTCAGCGACATCAATTAATTCTGGTTGGTCTAGGTTTAAAGCAATAAAAGTTTCTATCTTTGTAATTTCTTGCGTAATGATTGTTTCAATAACATTATATAAAACATTAATACTCACATCATCAAATAGAACTCCCACCGCTAGATTAATATCTCTACCCCCTACTTCAATAATAAGATTAGTTATCTTTCCTGAGAAATCAAAATTACCTTGATATTGTTGATATCCACTATTAACACCTGAAGCTGATAAAACATCAGTACCATTAAAGACTTCCGTATTTCCATTTCTACCAATGACTTTCATATAGACGCTATCTTGTTCATCTTGTTTATCTACTTTGATTGTATATTCAGTAGTACCACCATAATTAACATCTAGTTCTGAAATATCTACTTGCTGATAAAAGGTGGTTAAATTAGCATCTGTAATCTCAGCACATTTATCTGTGCCTAATTCATTACAATAACTACCAGAAGGCATTGAGGCACTACCCTGTCCACCCCAATCAATATCCATATCACCCTCTTTTGATGTAGAAACAAATCCATTACTGCCATCTAATATATCTCCGCTATCTTCATTCGTGACTGTGGTTGTTGTTGTAGTGGTTGTGGTAGTTTCGGTTATATAGATTCCTGTACTATCAGTTTCTTCTTCAATGACTTTTTCTTCAGTAATTATATCTGTCACTAAGGGAGTACATAAACCTATAGTGTCAGTAGAGCAATCTTCAGCTTTAGAATATGAGAAGCAAACCAAGAGCCATAAGACCAAAATTTTTAAGACCATCTATATCTCCTTCTTGCGTTTCTTGTTTAATTGGTTTTGGTTTAATTAAAGCAGTGCTACCTTGAGGAACTTTATCAGGATTTTGTTCCCATTGTTTTAAGGCATCTTCACCTATATCAGACATGTATGGGCAAGGTGTTCCAGACATAATCATAGCATCAAAAACTCTTGCGTCTTGGCATAGAATAGAAACACCTGCAACCTTCATTCCCATTGAGTAAAGACTTCGTGCTAGTTTAATTCTTTCACAATTCATATCTGTAATGGTGACACCTGTACTAAATCCAATCACATTTGATTGAATAGCACCAGATACACCAGATTTACAAATATCACTATTAACTATATTGATTGCAGGGGAATTAGCAGTAGGGGGTGTATTATTAACGACAGTAGAACTAACTGTATTCGTTTCAGCTTTAATATCTGTAAATGTTGCTACAACAGTAAATAGAAACAAAATTGATATTAATAGTTTCACTATATTCTAAGGTCTTAAATCCCACTGTTGGTCAGTTTCATTCCATTGATACATCTCTCCATCAGTAGGATAAGCAATAGGTGCTTCCCAACAACAAGTTGTTTCATTAAGTACCCAAGATGAGAAAGGTTTAGACGCAATAAAAGCATCTCTTGTTTGGTCATAAGTATAACCAATTCCTGCATAATTTTTTCTCATATTGCCATTATAAGATGTTTGTTTCCAAACTGTATCACTACCATATAAATTTTGTAAAAAAGCTATTCCTACACTTTCTGATTCGTTATTATTATCATCAAGACAATCATCATTACCTATTACTAAAACTCTTAAAACTATATTGTTATTATCTAATTCTGCAAAGTGTGCCATATTACGCTGTGTATGTTCCCGAAGAATTAAATGTATGATATGTATATCCGCCAGATGATGAAACAGAGCCACCACTTCCTCTTTGTGAACCAGTATATCGTAAAACAACAATTCCTGAACCACCTGAACCTGCAGTGGTATTATCATCACCTGCACCACCTCCGCCTCCACCTGTATTTGCACTACCAGATGTAGGGGTAATATTTGTTGTATATACGGCAGTTCCACCAGAACCACCACCGCCTGAACCTCCTGCTATGGCAGAACTTCCACTAACTCCACCACCAGAACCGCCACCGCCTCTAGCTACTCCATCAAACCATGTTGAACCATCACCACCATGTCCTAATCCATCAGTATCCCCTGCTTCACTTGCACCACCACCACCAGATGCGTATGCACCGCTAGATGTTGATGTACCGCCATCAAAACCTTCTACTGGGGAATAAGAACCTTCATTTCCTGAACCTCCACTTCTTGGACTGCCTGAACCATTACCACCACCTCCAGAGCCACCATCTTGTCCGTCAACAGGGTCATTACTTGGGTGGTTTCCTGCACCACCACCTCCACCTGTTGCTGAATTTGAAAATGCACTAGAATTAGTTCCTTTTACTCCATAAGATTCACTTGAACTTGTAGTATCACCTGCACCACCACCACCGACAGTTATTGTATATCCTGTTCCTATATCTAATGTTGTGCTTAAACTTCTATAACCACCTGCACCTCCGCCACCACCACGAATAATGCTACCGCCTCCACCACCTGCAACAATTAAATATTCAATATTATATTGGGTTGAAACTACTAAAGAATTTTGTCCGAATGCTCTAGTAGCAAAGTTAGATAGAAAAGGCATTAAGCAAATTGTGTTTGAGAACCAAACACAGTAAATGTTGCATCAGCAGTTTTTATTATTGAATAAACATAACTATCAACACTATTTGCATTTCCTTCTGATGGTGCAGTTCCACCTTGATATTTTGGAGTCACTGATGAACCATCAATTTGAAAAACATTATTATAATAGGCAGTACCACCTTGAGTTGATAAAAATACAACAGTCATAGCATCACCAATAGACATAATACTATTTAAAGTAGTGCTACCATCTCCTCTAACATTAAGAGTAAAATTACCTGTTGCATTTGTAGTAAAATATAAAACTGATTGTGTCTTTACATCAAAATTTATTGTTCCTGTTGATGCAGTTGCTGAAACAGTTGCATCTTCAATGATGTGATTACCAATACCTAATTGGTCAGTAGTTAAAGTTCCTGTAATAGTAATATTACCTGTTCCAGTAATATTATTAGAGTTTAAATCTAAATCACCACCAAGCTGAGGTGAAGTGTCGTTTACTAAATCAGCAACAACAGAACTGTCTAACCAATTAACTGTGTTAGCTGAATAGTCAATAGTGGCTAGTGATATATTATCTGAGCCATCATAAAATTTTAAAGTTGGGTTTGTTGCATTAGTTGTATCTAGCCAAATAGTACCTGCTACTGCTCCACTAGGTGTAGAACTGCCTGAATGTGTTGAATTAATAGCTGATAATGCATTGTTTAAATCGCTTCTAAATGCAGGGAAACCCTGATTAGCGATATTCATATCGTGTTGAGCCATTGTTTACCTTTTAATACCCTTTCGCTATATAGTCAAATGTTTTACTTATTGCAGTGCCACCACTGTTTTTAAATGTTATATCAAAACCATTTGTTGATTTACTAGTTATTTCATAAAAATCACCTGTTGCCAACCCTTGTGCTGAAACACCAATCGCAGGTGTTGATATAAACACAGGACTGAAAGTTATAGATTTAGTTCCTGCTCCAGATACAACATCATTTTCTGATATTAGTCTTTGTGGCATATCAGCAGTCACAGATAATTGACTAATAATCGGTGTTGCTGAATTGTTTAAACTTTCCATAAACAATCTAAATTTAAAATATCTGCCAGAATAATCACCGACATTGAAATTTCTAAATGATGTATAACTCACATTATCATCTGATACTGCAATCTCTAAATGACTTGAAGCATTAGCACTATCATCACCGTCAAAGTTAGATGCTTGATCATCAAATAATCCTAGAATATTATCAAATAATCTATCTCTATCAGTAGCAGTTTGCGTAATGTTTCCTGTTAATCTTGTGGTCTGAATACTTCCTAAATCAATTAAATTAGCAAATTCGTATGTTCCACTAGATACAACATTGTCATTAATTGTACCACCATCAAAATTTCTTGCAGTTATATCATCAAAATTATCAGTGACATTATCGTCAAATTGTTCAATGGTATCTAAGATTAAAGTATCATCTACTGCAACAGTATTATTTTTAACACCTGTAAAGTCTGGGTGTTCTGTAGAAGTTCCTGCATTTTGAAAATCACCAATAGATGTAATGTTAGTCGTAATGATTGCTTCATTAGATGAGAAGTTGCCAAGTTTATCTACTGCCTTGATTAAATAACTTCCTGTTCTAGCAGGTACGGTTATTGATGTTGCAGGTCTTGATACTCGTGAAACTAAAGTAAAACTATTTTGCCATTCTGGATTAACTGTTTCTGTAGTGAAGTTAACAACATAATAATTAAGGTCTGCGTCTGGTATGCTCTCCCAAGATAGATGAGCATCACTACCTACAATATTAATTGCGAAATCTTGAACATCGCTCGGTGGGTCAATCTCACCAATTATATCTCTTGTAGCAGTGACGTTTGTACTTTCAACACCTAATGAATTTATAGCCTTAACTCTTACTGTATAATTATCACCTGAGATAACATTCAATACTCTATGAAATAAATCTACTGTACCTCTACTATGCACAATAAAATTACTATCTGCAGTTCTTTTATATTCTACTTGATATTCTCTAACAAATTGGTCTGGTGATGCACCAATAGTTATATTCATGGCAACAATAACTGTTCCATCATTATAAGATATTAGTTCATCAGCAAGGGTGACTGAAGATGGGGGTTGTACTGTGAAAGGGTTTGGTAGTGTACTGTCTGGAATTACAGGTTGTTCGGTATTTTCTTCCCAAGTATACCAACTGTCTTGATGCTCTATTAAAGATAATTGTACTGTGTAATTTAAGTTAATAGCCATTGATACAACTCTAAAAGGTTTGGCACTCATTCCTAAAATATCATCAGTGACAGATACAATATCACCTATGGCTAAATCCATAGCTGAATAATTGGCAGTTAATGTTAAACCTAATTGGTTTCTACTTCTGTTTAAAACCACTTTACCAAACTCTAATGCCTGATAAGGATTAGTAATCATTTGTAAATCTAATTGAAACTCTTGTAAAAAACCTCCATCTTCAGTTTTTAATGTTTGATGTGCTGAATCTGTTTCTGGATAAATTACTGTGTCTACTTCGTAATTTTTTTCTGGATTAATATAGTTAATATTGATGCGATTGTATTTTTCATTTTTCTTTTCACTAGATAACTTAATGCCACCTATGATATTATCTTTGTTTAAATTTAAACTAGCACTTCCTGTTGCTTCTAAGATTAATTTATATTTACCTTGTGTATAAGGCAAGAAAC